CACACAGTGGCACCGCAAATCAAGGCCGTGCCGGACACGATGACGGCGGCTTTTGATGATTTTATGGAGGCGTTCGAGGCCTTCAGGGAGACCAATGACGAGCGGTTGGGGGATATCGAGCGCAAGATGGGCGGCGATGTGCTGACCCGCGAAAAGCTCGACCGCATCGACAAGGCGCTGGACGACAATAAAAAGGCTATGGACGAACTTTCGCTGAAGAAGGCGCGGCCTGCGCTGGGGCGCAGGGGTGCGGCCAATGCAGAGACGGAAGAGCATAAGGCGGCTTTCGAGGCCTACATTCGAAGGGGTGACGAGGGTGTGTTGCGTGATCTGGAGGCCAAGGCGTTTTCTGGGAGTAGCGGCGCGGATGGCGGGTATCTGCTGCCCAACGAAACCGATAGCGATATTGGCAGACGCATGGCGGTGGTGTCTCCGATGCGCGCACTTTCCACCGTGCGGCAGGTTTCCGGCTCTGTGCTGAAAAAGCCGTTTGCGCCGAGCGGCATGGCCACCGGCTGGGTGTCCGAGACGGCGGCACGCCCGCAGACCAACACGCCGCAGCTTTCCGAGCTGACCTTCCCGACCATGGAGCTTTACGCCATGCCAGCGGCCACGCAGGGTTTGCTGGATGATGCGGCTGTCGATATCGAGGCGTGGATTGCGTCCGAAGTCGACGTGGCCTTTGCGGAGCAGGAGGGCACGGCGTTTATTTCCGGCGATGGGGTGAACAAGCCGAAGGGGCTGCTGGCCTATGACACGGTGGCGAATTCGGCCTGGGAGTGGGGCAAGATCGGCTATGTGGCGACGGGGACTGCCGGTGCGTTTGCCTCTTCTGGGCCACTGGATGTGCTGATCGACACGGTCTATGCGCTCAAAGCCGGGCACCGCCAGAATGGCAACTTCCTGATGAACCGCAAGACGCAGTCCACCTTGCGCCGCGCGAAGGACAACACCGGCAACTATCTGTGGCAACCACCGGCCTCTGCTGGCCAAGCGGCGCTGTTGATGGGCTTTCCGGTGGCGGAGGCCGAGGACATGCCGGATGTGGCTGCGGGCAGCACGGCCATTGCGTTTGGTGATTTCCGCGCCGGGTATCTGGTGGTGGACCGCACGGGCATTCGCATTCTGCGCGATCCTTATTCGGCCAAGCCTTATGTTCTGTTTTATACGACCAAGCGAGTGGGCGGTGGGGTGCAGAATTTCGAGGCGATGAAGCTGGTGAAGTTTGCGGCGAGTTGAGTTGTGATGGTGCTTCCACCATGCTGGGTTTCGCCCGGTGTGGTGGAGGACGAAAATGAGCGTCATCGCTTGTGGTTTACCCCCCTCTGTCCTGCCGGACATCTCCCCCTCAAGGGGGGAGATCGACCCGCGGATAGCTCTCGGCCATCTCTGCTGCTGCGGATAGAGCGAGGAGCATGCCTCTTGCTGATCTCCCCCCTTGAGGGGGAGATGTCCGGCAGGACAGAGGGGGTGAGCCACGGGCGAGGACAGACAACAGTTGCTGCTGCAACACCCCAATTCCCCGGAGATACCATGACTTATGCCACACTGACCCCGCCGCTGGCGGAGGCGTTGACGCTTGCCGATGTGAAGGCGCATTTGCGGCTGGATGGCGCGGATGAGGATGCGCTGCTGGCAGCGCTGATCACGACCGCGCGCGAGTATCTGGAAGGCCAGACGGGCCTGTGCCTGATGCGCCAGAGCTTTCGGCTGTATCTCGACGGCTGGCCTGATAACGGCGTGATTCAGATTGCCAAGGGACCGGTGCAAGCCATCGAAACGATTCTGGTTTTCGATGATGCGGGAGACCCGACCGATATCACCGACACGGACAAACTGCTGGACGGGCAGGCGCGACCGGCGCGGCTGTGGCTGCGCCAGCCGCCTGCGCCGGGGCAGCCGCTGAACGGCATCGAGATCGATTTTACCGCAGGCTTTGGCGAAAGCGGCGCGGATGTGCCCGATACGCTGAAGCGGGCGATGCTGATCCATATCGCGCATATGTTTGCGTTTCGCGGCGCCGTTTCGCCTGCCGACCAGCCCGCCGGTGTGCCCGTTGGTTACGAGCGGCTGATTGCGCCGTTTCGCCGTGTGGGGTTGTGAGCGATGAACCTGACCTTTCTCGACCCGGGCCAGCTGACGGCGCGGCTGGAGCTTGAGGCACCGGAGGAGCTGTCCGACGGGCAGGGTGGTGTGACGGCGGGCTGGCGGTCGTTGCGCTCGCTCTGGGCGGCCATCGAGCCGGTTTCGCAAGGGGCTTACGAGCGGGCTTCTGCCGATGGCGTGGCGATCACGCATCGCATCTGGGCCGGGTTCCGCACCGATGTTGTGGCGGGTATGCGGTTGCGCAAAGGCGCGCGGGTGTTTGCGGTGAAATCGGTCATCGACCCGGATGAAACGGGCCGTTTCATTGTCTGCCGTTGCGAGGAGGAAAGCCGATGAGGGCAGCCAATGCGCTGTTGCAGGCGGTTCATGCCCGGCTTGTCGGCGATGCCGAACTGGTAGGGATGGTAGGCCCCGACGGCATTATCGACCGGCTGCTGCCGAGGCCGGTTTTGCCCTGCGTGGCCTTTGGCGAAATCGACAGCCGCGATTATTCCACCGCGTCGGAGCGCGGCGAAGAGCATTTTCTGACCATCGAAGTGTGGAGCGAGGCGGGCGGGCGAAAGCTGGCGCAGGACATTGCCGTGCGCATTCTGGCCCTGCTAGACGATGCGCCTCTGGTGCTGGGCGGCGGCATTGCGCTGGTGAGTTTGTTTTACCGCAACAGCCGGTCCGCGCGGCCAGCGAAGACGAAGCAGTTTTTGACGGAGATACGGTTTCGGGCGGTGACGGAATAGGGCGCGCTGATGTTCAGGAGCTTTGTTGTTCCAATGACTGCCATACCGATATCGCCGCACTAACTGTCTGCGAGAGACCTCGATTTCCTCCTAGATTGCGGTCTTTGTACGGGGAGTTGCTCTTCACGGACCCTGGGACACTAGAGTGAATTTCGTGCGCCAATCTACTGAGATAGTTGCGCCCCTCGGAAGCATAGCGACCACGCTCTTCGTCGTTCAATGCGATGAGAACTTCGTAGATGAAGAAGCTGTTGGAGCAAAGTACGTCTAGATAGAGGCCGTCGCCTTCTTCCAGCAAATACCAGGCCTGAGGCTTGTGCCCCAAAACTTTCATTCTCTTCCCCTTATCCGTGTGTCGAGCATTGGAAAACACAATCAATAAAGCAGGTGCGCTGCGAGAGGAAGCCTAGCTTACCGCACATGACATTCGGCAGCGTGAAACTTTTCAAAAATCTGAAAGGAAAAACCATGGTGGCGCAGAAGGGGAAAGACCTGCTGCTGAAGATCGAGAATGGCGGGGCGTTCGTGACCGTGGCGGGGCTGCGGACGAAGCGGCTGGCGTTCAATGCCGAAAGCGTTGATGTGACGGACGCGGAAAGCGCTGGGCGCTGGCGGGAATTGCTGGCTGGGGCGGGCATTCAGCGGGCCGGACTGACGGCATCGGGTATCTTCAAGGACCAGCAGAGCGACGCGCTGGTGCGCGGGCAGTTCTTTGCCGGTGCTATTCCCGGCTGGCAGATCGTGATCCCTGATTTCGGCACGGTTACAGGGCCGTTCCAAATTACCGCGCTGGAATATTCCGGGCGGCATGACGGCGAGGTGCAGTTCGAGATCGCCTTGGAATCGGCAGGCGCCATCAGTTTCGGAGCTTTGTGATGGGGGCTGCGAATTTCGGACGCGCGAACCGCAGGCGCGGCGAGGTGGAGGCGGTGCTGGATGGTGAGCGGCGCATTCTGTGCCTGACGCTGGGCGCGCTGGCAGAACTGGAAACAGCCTTTGCCGCCGATGACCTGCCGGGTCTGGCCAGCCGCTTTGCCAGCGGACGGATGAAGGCCGCCGATATGATCCGCGTCATTGGTGCCGGGCTTCGCGGCGCAGGCAACGTGTTTTCCGATGACGATGTCGGCACGATGAGCATCGAAGGTGGAATTGCCGGTTACGCAACGATCGTGGGAAACCTCCTGACCGCGACCTTTGCCGGAACCGGCGAGCAGGGGCAAGCCACGGCTTCCCCTTGATTGCCGCAGCGGGTTCAAGCTCTGATCATGGTGCCAATCCCTTTCCCTGGGGGCAGGTGATCCATGCGGGGCTGAGCCTGCTGCGGCTTTCTCCAACGGTTTTCTGGGCGCTGACGCCCATAGAGTTTTTTGCCATGACGGGTGGGATGAGGCCCAGGCGTGATGAGCTTGATCGGGGTGGGCTGGAGGGGTTGATGCGGGCTTTCCCGGATGGGTGAGGCCTAACCTCGTTCACAAAGAAGAGATAATCCAGCCGAAACCGCAGCAATTCCAATCCCCTAGCGTCCCAAATTGAATCAGAAAGGCAAGGCCGATGGTTGATGAGACGAGTTTTGCCGACCAGCGTGATGAGGCGCAGGCTTTGGCTGATGTGATGGACGATCTGGAGCGGCGGTCGCAGCGGTTTGGGTCGGCGCTGACCTCTGCGCTTCAGGCGGCGACGACGGGCGGCAAGGGGCTGGATAGCGTGTTGCAGGGGCTGGGGA